AAGTTCTTCATACATGTCATCCAGTTTCTGCATGTCTTCATACAGTTGGTTTGGATTTGTCATCTTCCTCCGTAACTTCCCATGACCCGCCAACGCCGCCGTCCATGTTGACAACAATGTCTTGTGGTTCAGCAGTTTCACGTAAGTGATGGGGTTTGTGTTCTCTATCCATAGGTTGAGACTTGGTGTCATCATTTCTGGATAGATTTTTAAGGACAATGAATGCGTCCTTATTATATTTACGAACACCGTAAGGAGTTGCCCACTTTTTGTTGTAATCCTCACCTTGGTGGATGCCAGAAACTACTGTACCACCAATTTCAATCACGATGTCATCTTTAAACATATCCCATCCAAGATCAGTGTATGCTTGGGCGAGGGACTCTTCAGTAAAGTGCATCTTCTTGTTCAGCAAGGATAGTACAATCACTGGTTGGATATGACACACAGGTCAACAAGAAACCAGATTCAATTTGGTCATCATCAAGGAAAGACTGATCACTCTGATCAACCGTACCACTCAATAATTTACCAGCACAAGTAGAACAAGCACCAGCACGACAAGAGTACGGCATGTCAGATCCTGCTTCTTCAGCAGCGTCAAGAATGTACTGATCATCAGCACACTCGAATGTAGTTTCGCCGTCAGTAGATTTTAGGGTGATAGTAAAAGACATTAATAAGTTTCGCAGATTTGTTCAACAGAGTATGCCAAAAGGACGAACCAGGCAACTGTAACAATTGTAAGGGAAAGTGGTATCATTGTCAAGTATGTCAGAAGATGCCGAAAAATAGTTTGCCAGTAATGGCATACGATACAGCGCCAGCAATGATACCGAGCATTGCCCAGCGACCATTTGCTTTCTCTGCCTTCTCAGCATAGGGCTCAATACCATATCTGTCAAGGTCTTCCTTTGTCATATACATGGAAGGTTCTTTAGCAAACAAGTTTTGTTGTCCTTGTTCGTTAGTTGTTACAGTCATGATACGTTTTGTAATGAATCTTTACATATTATATAGCAATTCTTAAGATCTGTCAAGTGATGTGTGCCACTTTATACATAGGCACACCAACTAAATAAAGATGGATCCCAATTATATACGTCATGAAGAAATTACTTCCTATCGTGATGCTACTGATGACCGCAGGTGCAGCTAATGCTGGCGGACTTGTTACTAAACATGCTTCCAGTGTCCAACTGACTGTTGATGCTGCTAGATCTACTGCCGCTCGTGTGGGAAATTCATACTCAATTTCTGGTAGTGGTATCAATACTACTGATGGTTCCACATCAGGTGCTGTCTCTACTGGAACAATTACCTCTGGTATCCTTGCTCCTGGTACTATCACAGCAACTCAGGCAACTGATGGAAATGCTTTCTCTTACAGTCAGTCGTTTACTCAGGCTGATGTAATCCCAACTGTTGCTCCTACTGTAGGTGATGTTCCTAACTTCTCATCAATAACAAGTTATACAGCTGGCACTGCTGGTAGTCTAGCAGGTACTGTAGGCACAACTGGTGCTCTAACCGTGACGGCTGGTGGAGCTGGCACGACTGCAACGGGACAATTTGTTTCTGAGATTACTGTAATTGACTAGGAGTATTAAAGATGACCCTTTCTGGAAAGACAATCACAAATATTGTGATGTCTGCGGTGGGAGTAAGTCTTACTCCTGCCGTTGCTCTAGCGGTTCCCGTGATCCCAAATTTCACCCAGGGATCCATGACGAGTCACACAGAGACAACATCAAAGGTGACTGAGACAATCAACTCTATGGATTATAATACAGGGTATCAATACTCGGCAACTGGTTCTGGAGTGACAGGATCGGGTAACCTGTCACCAAGTACAGGTGCAAATAATGTAACTATTAATGGCGTGACATCATCATGGACAGGAGTAACAAGCAAACCAACATTCACACAGACAACACCAGGCGCTGCGTTTCAGTTCAGCGAAACTTATTCTGGACCAGGATTGTCAAATCATACGATTATAAACAGAGTAACAGAGGTTACAAGCGTAACCGACACAACAAGTATCTTCCAACAATAGCACTATGTCTAACACAAATCATCAGTGTGGCACCTGTGGGTGCGGAAACTGTAGGGGGAGTAAGTGCAACTGCTGCCCCCGTTGCAAATAGCTCAGGCTCAGTTACCAATCAAGCTATTCAGGTTTTACAAGGTCCATATATTACTAACACATATGGTGCTGGAATTCAGTGTCAGGGACCCACTCTTAATATAACTCCATATGTAACTGGTGCTATTTCTGCACAAAAACCATATGAAGATTACTACGATACTCCTGTCTATGATATGAGAGACATGGATGAAGATGGAGCACCCGATTCTCCTGGTGACATATTATGGATGCAACCAACTAGAACTGGACAGAAAGATAATTACAACTTATCTTTAGGTCTTAGTGCTACATGGTCTAGACCACAAGATAAAAAACTACAGCAACTTTGTAAAGATGCGGCACAAGCAAATATTAATTTGATGACTCAAGCTAATGCCAATAAAAGATTAGACTTTGAGATTGCAAGATTAAAAAATTGTGGTGAATTAATGAAGGCAGGAATTCGTTTTGCTCCTGGTACACAGTATTCAAAAATTTGTTCTGATGTACAGGTTCGAGGTGTGAACTTTATGGTTCCACATATTCATTCTATTCCCGCCCCTTCAAAATCCGAATCGCCTTATTCCTCTGACGCTGTTGACCTTGGCGCTCCCTTAACGATTCAACCTTAACATTCTTACCTCTAATAGCAGAAATCTTTTTAATAACTTTCTTAACCGTTGGTTTGACTACTTTTAATAGTAGGTCTGCCAGCGGTTTTGCTAATAGTGCTGATGTTGTAGCTATGACAGCAATACCACCTACCTGCATTACCTGCCCACCACTAGGTAGACCAGCAACTATTTGTGTAGGTAAAGAAACTGGTTCTGTTATCTGAACACACGTCTTATCAATGAGTTTATAACCAACAACTTCCTTTCTAAATCCTTCTACTAATGTTCCTACAGGTTCTTGTGCTTGCTGCACTTTAGTAGGACACTCCACTTCCGCTGTAGTAATATTCTTTGGTACTTCAGGTGGTTTTACTTCTGGTGATTTTGGGGGACGTACAGGCGGCACCTCTGCCTCCCCTGTAAACTTCAAATTTTCTTTATTGTAATCTATTGGATTGAATGACGGGACTTGTCCATCACAAAAAACCTTCACACCTTTAGGATCATCTCCTTCCAGCATGTTATTTTCATTCACTTCATGTGCTTCCACACATCCAGGAATGTCAATAATAGGTACACCAATCTGATTTGTTATCGGAACTGGTACTTGTAATGCTTGGGGAGGTTCTAACAAATAATCAGGAGTGAAGGGGATACGGACAACATCAATATCCCCCCCTTTAATTCTAATATCAGGTATGTCCATCAGCAATCATTAAATACACTACCAACTTGTGAACCTAGTGATGATCCTGCTTTCTGTCCTAGAAGCAATGCCCATCCACCTGCCAACCAACCCACATAGGGGATGCTCATAGCAGCAGGAACAGCGACTCCAGCAGCAATAGCACTACCTGCCATCGCACCTTGTGATCGTGCCCCAGCGTCCGCCACGATGCACTCTATGTCTTTCGCAGACTTTCCCTGCTCCTCAGTTGCACCTCCTAGATTTCTGGTGCCGTCACGAGTGAACTGATCGCTACGCCATTCACGGCGACTTTCAGATCCACCACCGAAAAATCCTTTCTTATTGCTATCCGTGGATAGTGACCTTTGTGATTCTAAAACCTTAGGATCATCAGCACGGAATTCAATTTCATAACCATCCTTACCTGCCTTAATCTTATAAGAAGAATAAGGACCACGAGGGATGTGAAATGTAGGAGGTTGAACCACAGGTTCAGGTTCCTGCCTGAAAACATATCCAAGCAGACCTATGTGTGCTACAACAAATACTCCACCAACTGAAGCGGCGACGATCTTAAGTTTATTCATGGTTAGAATGGCATAGTAGGACTAGGCACAGCAGGACCAGTCATCTCAGGGACTCCTGGAATAGCAGCATCTACCATTCCTGGTAGTGCTTCTGTGATTGCTTCAGTGATAGCAGCAGTTGCTTTCTCCCTAGCACCTTCGATTAATGTATCCTTTTGAACGTAAAGATAAGCACCACCCCCTAAGACAGCTAAAGAAACTAAACCAGATAATAAAGCGACACCATTAATCAATTTTTGCATCTTTCTTCTCCAATGTAGGTGCTTGCTTTGATTCTTTTTCATCCTTCTTCTTAGAAGGCATGACCCCGAACGTAGCTAAAG